ATCTGGAGCTTCTTTTACTGATTATGTTGCGCTACGTATTGACTATGATGGTAACGGAACATGGGATACTGGATGGATTGTTGCTGATGGCACCCAAACTGTTGAAAATGGTGCTAGAATTCAAATAAGGGGTAGAACTTCTACGTTCTATACTCAGTTTATGAATATAAGTTTGGTTATTGGAACTGCTAATGAAACTTGGAAAGTAAGGAATGAAGCAATTCCTGGAAACAATGCTGTACCGTTTCCAGATTTTACCGACTTAGATCCTGTTGAAGTAGATACTCTTATCTATAGTGAAGTATTAAGAGTACAAGGAATGAATGAGGATGGACCTATTAGTCTTACTAACGGTGGAGAATATTTATTATCTTTGACTAGCAATACATCCACAAACGCTGATGGATATGAAGTATTATCTGGTTCTGGTTGGGGCACTAGTGGAACTGTCAGTAATGGCGATTATTTACAATTAAGAATTTTAAGTCCATCAACTAATTCAACGCCAAAATCGACAGATTTGTCTATTGCTGATGATGCCAACGGATCAAATTGGACTGTTACTACAGGAGTAGCATCTGATACTACTCCATCTAATTTCGTATTTGCAGATCAAACTGGAGTTCTTACAGATACATTAATCGGATCGGATCAACAACCCACTGCTGGTATCAGCGGATTAACTGCTGGATTGTCTGTACCTGTGGAGGTTGTTTCTACAGATTCTAGTTTAGTTCGTGTACAGGTTAATAATGGATCAATTGGTGTATTCCCTACATCCGTACAAAATGGCGATAAATTATTCATCTATCTACAATCTGCTTCAACATTTAGCACATCTAAAGAACTTCAGATTCGCGTTGGTGATAGAGATATATCAACATGGACTGTTATAACAGGTAGCGGACCAGATAGTGACGCTACATTTAATGTTCCATCCGATTTAGTTAATCAAATTCCTGGAATATATGTAAGTAGCTCTCCAATTACTGTTGCTGGCATTAATATACCTATTACTATTAATGCTACAAATGGATCATTGATTTCTATTGACGGCGATGCACCAGTTACTGGTCCTAGAACGTTTGATCCCAACGTAAATACTTCATTTACCGTGGCAAGTTTAGTACCATCAAATCTTAATACTTCACAAAGTACATCAGTAACAGTTGGAACAGGATCGTTAAATAACCCTTTTACATGGACGGTATCTAGTTATGCTTCAGCACCACTTCCAGCAAATAATTTAGGTGTTTGGTATAGTAAGAAAGTTGAAAAATTTGATGGTTATCCAATTGGTACTGTATTGCCAATTTTAAAAGATAATCTTGGAACTTATGGTGATCTTGATGGATCTCTTGGTGATAGATATCCTGGATTCATTTCATGTGATGGTAGAACTTTAGATACAACACAGTATTTCATGCTATTTGATGTTATTGAATATACTTATGGTGGGTCTGGTAATAATTTCAATATTCCTGATTATAGAAATAGAAGACTATGTGGTACTGGACAAGTTGATGCTAGTAGAGCAAACTCAGTCGGTTTGCCAGTTTCGGGATCTATTTTTAATGTTGGTGGTGAAGGTGGATATTGGTATTTTGATAAGGTGGATGTTTTGGGCAGTGATCCATTAGAGCAGATTCAAGGAACTGGAACTACAGGGTTAGTTAGTGAATACTTTAGTTTAGGAACAGTAAAAATAGCAGGATTGGAAACAGTAACGGACGACGTTAGATTTAATATTCAAGGAACTGTTGTTGGGCAGATTGGTCCATTAGAAGATGTTGTTGTACAAGTTCCGGAACATGATCATGCATATATTACTGCTATTCCTGAAGGTGAAGGCGGAGATCCTTTAATCAAATGGGGCAATTCTACCGGCAGAGGTATGTTTGGTGTCGGCAGTGGAGATTATGGTAATACAGAAGAAAGCGTTGGAACAGGTAGTGTCGATGCACAGGTACAAAAATGGGCACAATATTTAAATAATCTAGCTGGTGGTAAATTTAAAAGAGAACTTGAATTATATGAAGGTGCTGGTTTTGATATGGAACAGTGGGTCCGAGAAAATTTACAAACTCAAAGACTTGAGAGTGGTGGTAATAATCCTTCGCCTGATGTCCCTAATTCTCTTCTTGATCTCACTAATCCTGTTGACTTTTCCCCTGAATCAAATGACAATGTAACAGAAGTTGACTTTATGACTTGGTGGTTCTCTCCAGTAAGTGTTTTGAGTGGAGCAGATCTTATCGATTTAGACCCTGTTAATGGCAATGGCGTTGCTGCAGTTGTTGATACAGTTACAACTAGATTTACTGTTGAATCATATCTCCCTGTTAGTGGTACTACAAATAATCATTCTCACTACATTACTTTAGATCCTGTCCAAAATATACAATCTGATTTTAGTTCTGGCAATAATAGTGGCGCTGGTACTATTACATCAGGACTGGGAAATGGTGCTACTTCTATTAACTTAGTATTTAATCAAACTGAGATTTTTATGGATATGACAGATGGTTTATTTAAATGGAATAAGAGTTTTGCCAAACCATTTCCATCTGTTACAATGGAACCACAGATACAAGTTCCAATTATCAACCCTTTCCACAAGACTAAATATATTATTAAAGCTTATTGATTATGTCATCATTGCCTGATTATAGACCACACGAATTGATGTATGATAAAAACATTACTGATTCTGAATTTGACGATTTCATTGGTGTATGGAAAAATTTTATGCCCCGTCCTTTATGTGAAGAAATTTGTGAATTTGTAGACACTCAAATTGATCTAGCATGTGTTGTCAATCCAAGTCTTAAAATACAAGAAGATGGTATTCCTAATCATGTGATCAAATCTGAAGATATTTATGGTGGACAATTGAATCGGAAGGATTTTGCGATGGTCATGAATTATGCAGATAGAGATCTTTGTTTAAAAATTAACTCAGTTTTGAGGACATGTGTAAAGCATTATATTTCAGAGTATCAATCTCTGCTGAATACAAAAATGATCTCTTCTGATATTAAAATCCAGAAAACTCCTCCGGGTGGTGGTTATCATCTTTGGCATTATGAAAATGCTGATGAATCACATGCTTATAGAGAATTAGTCTGGATGATATATCTTAATGATATGCCAGATGGTGAAGGTGAAACTGAGTTTTTATATCAAAGACGTAGAATTAAACCTACTGCCGGAACAGTTGTTATTTGGCCTGCAGGATATACACATACACATAAAGGAAACACGGTACTTACCCAAGATAAATATATCTTGACAGGATGGTACATTAAACGTAATTAACTCTCATGGAACAAAGAATCGCTCTTATACAAGTTGATTTTGCCAATAATACCATCATAGATGGTGCTTCTACATCATCCGAATTTAAATTGCTTGGAGATTTTAACGGCAAAAGACATAAAATAGATGAGGAACTTAAGAAAAGGTTTCTTAGTACAAAAATTTCTGAGTTTTGGAATACAGACAAAGATTTACTTGAGTTTTTTCAATATTTTAATGACGGTACATATTTCTGCCAAAGAAAACGAGTGAAGTATGATTTCAGCACGGAAAGTACATATCTTCAAACTTATAATTTTAATGGTGCCAATTCTCAAGAAGCAAAAGAACTATATGAGTTAATAGATACTTTCTTTGGAGTTGTACTAGAAGTAAAAAAAGCAAAAATTGATTCTGTAGTTGCTGGCATTGACTCAGATGTTGCTTTCTATGAGCAACGTATGTACAAACTAAAGAGGCAAAGACAAGAGATGTTGGGATTGTCTGATTGGAGAATTCTTCCGGATATTGAAGATAGTTATGAGGGTGAAAAAGATCTTTGGATTAAGTGGAGAAAGTGGATTAGAGATGAATCCACACCACATCCTCAAAGTGAAGAATTTAATAACTCTGGACTAGAATACTTTAAGTACACATATAATCTCAAATTCCCAATTGATCCATCTAAGTATCTTAAAATGTATCCAGGTGGAAAATTAGAAGATGGTGTAACTGATGCTCCAGCATTTATGGATTCTAACGATGCTAATCAGTGGGTCAAGCATGATTCTCAAGCATCCACAGACTTCTTTACTAATAGAGAAGTCAATATGTTTAATTTGGCACAAAGAGGAATAGCACCTACGAAAAAAGTTACAAAAGAAATATTAGATCTAATGAAAGAGTTGAACATTGATGAGGATGTAGAAGTTAACTGGTCGAGTTACTTTGTTGATGAAAATGAACTATGATATGTGAGATTGATTTACTAAATGATGAGCAGTTATCACATATTACACGATACTTTAAATATCTAACATTTGAAGATGGCAAGAGAAGTAATCTAAATGCTAATAAGGTCTGTCAAACTGTATTTGATGGACCTGGTAATTTAGATTTGAATATGTATTGTCGTGATATAATAGCAAACAAATTGCCATTCACTGCATCAACAATATCACAGATATACTTTGTTAAGTACGATGTTGGTGGCATGTATGACAATCATTATGATGCTAATCCATGTGGTGGTGTAAGATCAGATTATAGTATGACTTGTTTTCTTAATGATGATTATGATGGAGGAGAGTTAGTGATAGAGAATGAACGTAGTATTAAATTATCAAAAGGTAAAGCAGTAATATATCCCGGCAATTTACTTCACAGAGTAAATGAGGTAAAATGTGGCAGGAGAGATGTATTCATATGTTGGATTGAAACATGAATGAT